CAGATTCTCCAAATTATATTGCAAGAAGAATTGGTAATCGTTATCAAACTGTAACCGATGCTGGTAACATTGTCGTTAATGGAGATTATCTTAATGTTTCTAAATATATTCGAGTAGAAGTAACAGATGCGGTAGCAAATAAAACCAATGATAAAACATTGATTCCTTTTGGTTTCCGTGCAATGAATTCACCAATGCCTATGGCATCTGGATCATTGAATTTGTCTGCAGTGACTTACAAAACAACTCAAGTACAAACATCTTACAATGCAAATAACTATTTAGGATTTGATTTTACCGCTACTGCAAATTTAAATTATTTAGCACCAACACCGTCGACTGGATTAGTAACGGGAAGTAACTCAGATTTCTATCTAGGAAATGTAAATCAAGATGCAGAAGCGGCATTTCCGTCAGTAACTGCTCCATATTCTGGTACTATTGAAACTGCGTTAACGTCTGGTTCTAGTTATTTTACAAATGTTATCGCAACAAGTACACGTAAATTCATCGTACCATTCCAAGGAGGGTTTGATGGAGCACGTCCTAATTTACCTAAATTTTCTGGAACAAACATAACAAATACTAATACATTTGGATTTGATTGTTCAACTACTACTTCTACTGGTACTAAAGCATATAACAAAGCATTTACGTTGTTAAGCAATACGGATTATTATGACATGAACATGTTAGTAACTCCAGGTATATTGCAAAGCAAACATAGTGCAGTAACATCATTAGCAAGAAATCTTGTTACGGGACGTCAAGATGCATTCTATGTAATGGATTCAAATGCATTAACAGATTCAATTACAACTGCAGTTTCTCAAGTAACAACGTTAGATAACAATTACACTGCAACTTATTGGCCATGGGTAAAAATCATCAATCCAGCTAACAACGTTCCACTTTGGGTTCCGCCTAGTGTTGTTGTACCTGGAGCATTATCATTTAATGATGCAGTTGCTGCACCATGGTATGCACCAGCTGGTTTAAATCGTGGAGGTTTGACATCGGTTATTGATACTTATCAAAATTTATCTCAAGCTGATAGAAACACATTGTATGAAGCACGAATTAACCCTATTGCCAACTTTCCTAACGATGGTGTAGTTATTTGGGGTCAAAAGACACTGCAGGCTCGTCCAAGTGCATTAGACCGAGTAAATGTACGTCGTTTGTTAATTACGGTTAAGAAGTTTATTGCATCTTCAACTCGTTATTTAGTATTTGAACAAAACGTAGTTGCAACAAGAGACCGATTCACTCAAATCGTTAATCCATATTTAGAATCAGTACGTGCACAACAAGGCTTGTATGCGTTCCGAGTAGTAATGGATTCAACAAACAACACTCCGGACTTGATTGATCAGAATATTTTATACGGACAAATATTCCTTCAGCCAACTCGTACGGCAGAATTTATCATCTTAGATTTCAACATTCAACCTACGGGAGCATCTTTTCCTGAATAGTAGATTGCAATGAAACAAGAAAGGCAGGACTTCGGTTCTGCCTTTTTTACGTTGCCGATATTTATAAGAAAATAGCAAGGATAAAAACATGGCATTACAAGATCAAGTAAATAATAACTTAACCGATTTCGGCAATGAAGTAGATTTCTGGAACAGAGCTTATTCTTGGGAACCGAAAAAACAACATCAATTCATCATGGCAATTGATGGAATTCCTGCATATTTAATAAAATCCGCAGCTAAACCATCAATAGCAAACGGCGAAATTACTTTGGATCACATCAACGTTCAAAGATACGTAAAAGGAAAATCGGTTTGGAGTACATTGGCAATATCATTATATGATCCAATTGTTCCATCCGCAGCACAAGCAGTAATGGAATGGATTAGACTTCATCATGAATCTGCTACTGGTAGAGATGGGTATTCTTCATTCTATAAAAAAGAAATAAAATTGCGCCAATTGTCTCCATTAGGTGAAATTATCGAAGAATGGATATTGCACGGAACATACATTACAGATGCTAACTTTGGTTCATTGGATTGGAGCACAGAAGACATAGTTAACATTGAACTAACTTTGAGATATGATTGGGCATTCTTGAATTTCTAATAAAATTTCATATCAAAACAATGGGAGTATTTTGCTCCCATTTTTCATGTTCTAGATATTTATAATAAAGTTATAAGGATAAAAAATGAGTAAAATGACTGATCGACTTAGCAATCAAGACATTGTTACGTTAGCAAGAACCCAGTATGAAAACGAAAAACGTAGCACTTTACCGTCTGTAATTGTTCCGTTATCTAGTAAAGGTTTAATATATCCAGAATCGCATCCGCTTCGTGCCGGATCTGTTGAAATGCGTTACATGACAGCATATGATGAAGACATATTAACTAATGTATCGTATCGCCAAAACGGAGTGGTATTTGATAAATTGTTAGAATCTATCATACTAAATGCAGTTGATATCAAAGATATTTCTACGGTAGATAGATTTGGTTTAATTATAAATGCACGTATTATTGCATATGGATCGGAATATCCAGTAACCGTATCTAATCCGAAAACTAATAAATCTTATAACAGAGTCATTGACTTAACAAAATTAAAAGTTAAAGATTTCACACTAACTCCAGATTCGAATGGTGAATTTGATTACAAAGTTAATGATGAATACAATATAAAATTCAAATTTACATCCGATGATGTAATGTCAGATTCTGTATCGGAATTTTTAGCAAAAACTATAACTCAAGTAAATAATTCTAGAAAAACGGAAGATATCAAAGATTTCATACGATATAGTTTTCTTTCATTTGATGCGAAAAAATTCAGAACGTATGTTGCAGATAATACTCCTGGTATAGATTTAGAAATTGAATTTGAAGGTGACAACGGAGACACCTTCACGTCATTGTTTCCAATTGGACCAGAACTTTTTTGGTTTTAAACCAGAAGATCGCGTAAATTTACATGATAATATATTCAATTTGCTTTGGCACGGCGAAGGTCGGTGGGATTGGAATACCTTGTATAATATGCCTGTACATATTCGAAGACATTGGGCAAAACGAGTAAATGATCTTGTTAAATCTAGAAACGAAGCAACAGAAGCTGCAATTAAAAACAAAACCAAAAAACCTAAAGCGTAAATATTTATATGAAAAGAAGTAAATGATTAGCCGCAACAAAATACATCGTCTTAAACAGCAACCTAGACATGGCCGCGGATTAGGAGATGACTTATCAAATCTATTTGATAGCGCAGGTGCCGCAGCTGGTTCGGTGTATTCGTTAGAACAAGCAATTTTATCTCTAAATCGAGAATCGAATAATTTAACACGCGGATTTGAAAAACAACAAGCAGTAAATCAACAAATAATAAAATCTTTTGAAGATACTGCAAAAGCATCATTATATTTAGAATTAAGAAATAAAGATTTACAAAAAGGTTTTGGTGTTAGCAGTAATTTAGCTGCAAAATTATCACAAACTATACAAACAAATGCAAGTAGATTTGGCATAGCTGGAAAAGAGGCACAAAAATATGCTATGGCAATAAAAGGTATCGCACCTACTTTAAATCAAGCTACCGTTAAAAATCAAAATTATCTAGATGGATTAACAGCTGTACAGCGAGTATTAACTACAAATTTGGGTTTATCGGAACAACAAGCAGAAAAATATACCGGATTAGCTACGCAAAACGGTAAAAATGCTATGGAAATGTTGCAAACTACAAAACAACTTGCTGATTTTTTAGATCCGAGTGGCGAAATGGGTTATTTTAAAATGATAACCGAAGGGTTATCCGAAACCACTGAAGATTTACAAATGCAATATGGTAAAATTCCTAATAACTTAGCACTAGCAACACTTCGTGCTAAAAATTTAGGATTGTCTATAGAACAAATAACTAGCGCCGGTGAATCTTTATTAGATATTGAATCTAGTATTGGATCTGAATTAGAATATCAATTGTTATCCGGAAGACGTTTAATTGATCAGTCTGGAAAAAGTTTAACTAATGCGTATCGAGAAGCTACGTTACGAGGCGATGCTGCAGATCAGGCAAATTTATTGAATGATATATTACAACAAGAAGGCGATACGTTAGAAAATAACTTGTTTGCACGTAAACAAATGTCTCAATTATTAGGAATGGATGAAGCATCATTGTCTCGTGCATTACAAAAGAAAAAATTGTTAGAAGAATCTGGTGCAGAAGTTTTATTTGATTTACAAGGAGAAGATTTTAAAAAAGCAGCAGAAGCTATGGAAGCTAGCGGCCAAATATCAGAAGATGCGCTTAAAGAACTAGTTGATTTGAGCGATGAACGTACGTATGATGAAAAAATGGTAGAAAAATTAACGGCTATTGCTGAAAATACTGCTTTGTTTAAAACAGGACAAGTTAGCACAACTGGTCAAGTACGAGCTAATTTAGATGCATCTTTGACTGGACCGTTGAAAGATACCATGTTAAATTTATCAAACGACATAATTAAAACAATTGGAGAAACCAGTTTAACTGTATCTGACATAGCAAAATATGCAGATTTTAAAACATTTCTTACAAATCTTTTTGTTACATCCGCTACTCCGGAAATGTCAGCTGTAGCAACCACTGTAAAAGATGCGGTTATTCCTGCAGGATATGGTAGTAGAATTCTATCATTTCCGGAAGACACGTTGCAAGCTCCAATTGCATTCAACGATAACGATACAATCGTAGCTGGTACTAAATTATCCGGCGGCGGCGGAATGACTCAAAATTCCGCAATGATGATAGTTGCTGCAATAGAAAGACAAACCGCTGCATTACGTGCAGGATTATTTCAAGAACGAGGCATTAATACGCCGATATATTAAGGAAAAACTATGGCTCGTCAAGATATAAATGAATACGGAAACACATTTGGTCCAAATTTACCAATTAATTTTATATCGAATCCAACATTTCAAGCGCCGTCACAATTTGTTGCACCATTCAACATACTTCCGGATGTAATTTATACTAATCCAACAGCAGGTCGACTTAATAGTTTACAATTCAGACCAAGTTCAACTGCATATCCTACTTATCAAGGAAATCCTACTTTATCTTCTACTAATTTTGCAACGGTATCTCCTTTTACTTATACAGTTAATGTACCATTTACTTCAGAAACAGTAACAATTCGTCCTACTGATGCATATAAATTTACAGTAAATGATAATAACGGTGCTATGTGGAAAACAAGTCCTGCACCTGCAACAAATATATCATTATCCACAATAATTGCAAATGTAGCAAATACCGGCGTCGGAGTTGTTTCTGGATTAGTTGGTATTCCGCAAGTTGCACAATCTGGACAACAATTATTATCGTTATCTAATGCATCTTCATTAAGCAATCGTTATGCAACTTTAGAACTTCAACAGTTAAAACCATTACCTGGGGTTAAATATGCAGATTTTCGTCAACGACGTGTATTTGGAAATGCTACTGCTGCAACATTAATACGATTAGACGGCGCCGCAGCTGCAATTAGAAGTCGTAATGGACGTACCGCAATATATGCTGCAGCAACTGCAAATCCATATGGCGGAGCGTACGCCGTATTTAATTTAGATGGTGTGGGTACTACCGGATTTGGTTGGGGTAATCATGATGATCCATATGCAATACGAAATGATTTTACTTTAAGAAGCCATGTTACAACGCGGTGGACAACGGAAGGGGCAGATACATCGCGTGGCAGATGGACGCCATTAACATCAAAAGCGCCTGAACGTTACGTACCATTTCGCGGAGATCGTGTTAACGTTATAGATTTCGGTAAACGCGTACAAAAAAATGCATATTTGTGGAATCCTACGACAATAGGAAAAAATGAAAAATCTCCTAAACAAAATCTTACACAAGATTTTATAAAATTTTATTTAACAGGTCCAGCAATTTTACCATCCGGCGCTGGCGAAGATGATGTAATCGTATTTAGAGCCACACTTGGCAGTTTATCAGATTCATTTGCAGCCAATTGGTCACCAGTGACTATGTTAGGAAGAGCTGATGCTAATCAACATTATGGTGGATACTCTCGAGACGTAAGTTTAGATTTTGTAGTTTACGCAACAGATCGAGACGAATTAAAACCAATTTGGAGAAAATTAAATGCACTTGCTGGATACACTGCTCCTATATATAACAATGATTTTTCATTAGGCGCACCATGGATGCGTATAACTGTAGGAGATTTATTTAGACAACAACCGGTGGTATTAACTAGTTTATCATATACATTGGTCGATGGAGATACAACTTGGGAAATTAATATAGAAGATGATCCAGAAATGATGCAAGTTCCGCATAAAGTATCAGTAAGTTGTCAGTTTACATATATTGGAAATGAATTACCGCAACATGGAGGACGTTTCTATTCATTAGCTAAACAATTTGATAGCGGATCTGCAATACGAGGAAGCGATAACTGGTTAAGTGATTTTAAAGATAATAGTGATGCATTACCTCCAGAAACTAAAGAAGTGTTTAGCTATAAATCATTACAAGAAAATCCTAATCAACAACCTACTAATCAACAAACTTCAAACGAATCAGCTGAGGGTCTAGGATTATAATATAAAGTAAATAATTATGAACAGATATTCAAACTCAAACGTAACAAAACCGGATAATACAGATAAACAAAGATTAACAACTTCGATATTTCCAGCAGTGTCAGCATCGACAACTGATATTTTAATACGAACTACTAGCATTGAAAGATTAGATAAACTAGCTCAACAATTTTATAATGATGCAACAGCATGGCCGGTAATTGCTGCAGCAAATCCAACGTTGAAAGGTACATTAGTGGTTCCAATTAATACTAGATTGCGAATACCTGCCACAAATCGAATACAACAATTTTTAAATGATATAAATATTATTAGATGAGTAATATATTTTATTCTGAAGTTGATAAAAATCTAGTTGAAGAACTAAATGCTAGAGGTAAAGCCGGAAAAACGGACCGGTCAAATGCTGCATTGAACTTCATGTTAGGTAAAATAGCAAACGCTCGTATAACTGCATATACCGGAAATGATAGTACGACTCCCATAGTTTCCGAATATGGAATATTAGGCGGAGAAACGGTACGAAATGGTCGTTATTTACCTAACGGACCAGATGGGTTTTTAACTCGTGCTTCTTACAATACATCAACGATATCGTATACTAAAGGAGTTGACGGAGACGATGTAGCAAGTTTAGTTGAATCTGAAAAAATATATGACGAAACCCGACGTGTCGGTCCTATATTAACTCAATTAAGCGT